TGTTACCTTCTGGTACTCGTAAATGCACCGAGTGCACCACCATCTAACGACAGATGATTAAAAACGGCTGCTCAAGTCTCGCCATACTCTTCCGAAGAAAATACTGGTTTGACAACTGCTAAAGAGCATATTGAACATAAAACCGTCCCGAGCCTGATACAGATATACGACCACACGTGAAACGCGATGTACGGCATAGTATATAAATGGATAAGGCGTGGGGGGGGGATGGTTTAGGTTAGCTCTGGATGTCCATCAGTGTCCAGAACCCTGTGATTGGTTGTCTTGCGAAGATTTGTTGTGTCCGATGTCAACATGGTGTTGTTCGTTCCAGTTCCAAGTGCGGCAAGACGTGCTTGTTTTGAGATTTCTATATCCTGTGGATTCATCCAGGGACGTGGAACAAAGAAATCAAACGCATAAGCTGCGTTAGCGGAGGCTCCGTGTCTCATAGCCCACCTGGGAACGAGTTTTCCTTCGCTGATGAGTAAAACGGTTTCATCACTATAGGCGCGCATGATGCGCCGAAGGCCACCATGCAGCCGAGCATGAACTATAAACGGTGACAAGCTGACTTCGCTAAGGGTTGCTTTTCCGGCATCCACTTGCATCTTCTGATTCTCTGAGTGTTTATCTGAAGCTCCGTTGTTGCAGCACCAACCTAGGAAAGGGATTAGTGTGTTTTGCCAAGCTTCATCTGTTGTAATTCCTAAGCTTGTTCTAACAGCGTCTGCCCATGCTGTTAGCTCAGAGTCCAAAGCTATTGAGTTGTCATGCTGCATCACGGATTTTGGCACACTCTTTAGCTTTGCAATGGGGATGCGCAACTTTAGCCCGGCATTGGCTTGTTTCATAGTAGGTAAAGTCCATGTGACTTCAGCTGCTGCACTGGTTCTCTTCGTTCCGGAATCAGTTGTAACTTTCCCATCTTCAGTTGCTGTGACTTTGGTTGCTGTGAGATTTGCGGTGTCAGCGGCGGCTTTCTTGACACGAGCTGCCTCAACCCTGTCAGCTTCGACCTTCTGCTTCCTAGCTGCGTCCGCAGCGTCCGCTCGAGCTTTATCAGCAGCAGCAACTCGAGCTGCCTCCTTCTGAGCGTCAGTTTGTGTGTCCGCGGCTTGCAGTTCAATGTCACAACCACCATAATGCAAACGGTAAACGTCAAGCATGGAAGGGATTGGAAGAGCAGTGGCGGTGTCCTTCATGGCAGCAAGTATATCGGCTTCGTGCTCTTCAGTCAACCATAACAGATACGCATAGATCGATTTGAAAAGCTTTGGTGTGTTAAAAGACTCATATATAGCTGAGATCCCAGCTAAATACGAATGGAGAACACCACCTCTTCTCGCCCACTGCATTATGGCAACAATTCTTTCAACCGGCAGGGAAAATCCAATTCCAAAGGGTGTTCGCACCATAGTTAGAGACATGTAGGGATTTTCGCAAATATCATCTGTGATGTCATCGAATTCATACGTCAAACCAAGCTCGGTGAGTTCTGGGGAAAAGTCATGCCCAAATTGTGCATTAAACTCTGGAGAAATGGCAAATTTGTTGTCGTCACCATTGCAGACAAAGACGAAACGTTCGTCAAGCTTAAGTAGTTCAGTGTCCCCTGTTTTGTGGATGTATGCATATAGAAAGGAAACCATGAGAACGAGTGTGTTGTCAACAACAGTACTCGGCTGCCCGCTATTGTTACCAACATTCTTTCTAATCACCATGCCATTTGCTAGGCAAATTGTGGTGTTCAAAATCTCATTATAGATCAGATCAATGGCTCCATGATGTTCAATAGGTAGAAAATGCTTGCGAATGCCCTTAATGATGTCGAAGAAGAAGGGGTCGATTGAGCTATCAAAACGAGAGCCATCACCACTGCCGTGCAACCACCCAGGACGATTCAACTTGTCATGCAACATTTCCCAGCCACGGCTGAACTTATTAATGCCCACGGTGTGAGGAGCTTTCAAATTCGTGGCGTAGAATTTCTTATTGAAATCGTCAACATAGAATTTCATGGCGAGCAGGCTTGTGATTGGGGATGCCGTGAAAACACGAGTTTTCTCAGCTTCAACTTTTTCAATTGTACGGAGTTCCGCCTTCAACGATCCATTCCAGACACCAATAGAGTTTCCTGCCAGGAACTGCTGCCGAGAAACTTCTGCAAGGTTGAGCACCTCATCCTCATTGAGGTGCGCACACACGTCGCGCTTCTTACCCTGATAACTTGGACCAGCGGAGGTGCTCCATTGAACATCCGAAATAACTTGCTGAGGTGTGCGCATGTCGCAAGGTGTGAGGCCAGCATCCTCGAGCATCTTAATGAGACCCTTTGTAGCGTGTTGCAGTTCGTCAGGGTTGAATGTTAACACATGCTTCTTGCGATTATACTTGCAAAGGTCTTTGTAATATGCTGAGTATGATAAAACACTAGGGGCATACTCATCCATGAAGCTCTGCAACCATGAGAATGTTGGATGTTCGCGCATGAAGCTGTGAACGTTATCGTTTTCACCGGTGATGACATGCTTATCAATCAAACCCTTGTTCATGCATCCAACCAACTCAAAGGAGCCATTTCCAAAGAGTTCTTTGAAACGGCTTGCAATTGCGTTCGTAGCTGGCTGAACAAGTTGCCCTTTCAAGGCGCTACCGAATCCAACGATGGAGTTGTTGATGATGGCTAATTCATCAGCCCCTTGTGTTTGAATATCGTCGCTCACCTTCACAAAGTTACTGCCGAGATAACCGCAGGCAGAGCCAACAAATTTCCACGAAGTGAGAGGAAGCCGACGCCCGGAACTATTGATGAAATTCACAACCTCCTGCGTGAATGGCTGAAATTCATTGCGATTGGTGGTGTAATTAGTTGCAACATGAATTCCAATGAGACGATTCTTGCCGACATCTAAAACTGGACACCCGCACATGCCTCGTTGTGTGGATATCTTGTGCGACCAACGTCCGGATCCTTCTTCCTTACGAGCCCAATCCGATTGAGAAAATCTACGAATGCCTAGTGGGTCAATGAAGACCATCTGCGCTAGGGTGGGCTCTGTTAATGCGTGCGCCTTTACCAGCTTTTTCTGGGGCTTCAGATCAGCTGGTCGCCGAATGGCAATTAGATCCAAACCTGGGAAGCGCTGAACTCCATTTGCGTTCAAATTATCCGTGTTAGTGCAAACCGTTTGCCCAGGAAACTGAATTACAACATCGCCAACGCGATCTTGGAGATGAGCGGGTGCTATGATCCAATCGCTGTATAGAAAGCAGTTGAGATTGTATGTGCCTATTGCAATGCGCCCAACTCGATTTGCAACATCCACTCCAACCTGAGAGATAGTGATTCCAGTTGCCGCTTCAAGAACGATGCCCCCTGGTTGAGCTCCAAACTCAGCTTCCAGCTCAACTGGGGATGTAATAGCTTGGCCTTCTTGTCGAAAGTCATTGCGATGTTCGTCATACCCGACTCTTCCAGCACCATTGTTCTTCAATTTGTCAGGATCATGCTGTGAGATGTCCATCCGGTGGGCTTCCCCTTTGTTGTCGCGAATAACAACTTGAGCTGTTTCCTCAAGCAACTGACGCTGGTGTTTCCCAACGATGGGCTGAGTGTCGAGGAAAGTTTTGAGTTTGTCAGCAACACCATGCATATCCTTATTAGGGTTTGCTGTGCGGAAGAATTCATCACCCTGGGTAGTATAGAAGATCGCCTCCAGTATATTGCTATCCGTTTGAAGTTCATAAAAGTTGAAATAAGGCCGCTTCTGGTATGTTGGTCTCATTTCCGGCTCCGCTCGACTGGAGATCTTGTGGCGCCTCTCTTTAGCTTTCTCATTCCAACTATCGAAAGTGGCATCATCACGCGTGGAATACATGAGGCGCTGATCTTCCCTGGGGCGGTATTTATTTCCTTTACCTTCAAGTTCAACCGCTTGCTCTGGGAAAACAAAAGTGAAACCACCGCTATGTTCAGCAACATCAGCGTCCATATCAACTTTAACCTGATTCCGCTGCTCCTTGCTCATCTGCATAACCTCTTTGAGAATACCTTCCCCTTCTGAGACGGGCATGGTGTTGGATAATTCATCACTGGAATCGAGGGAACTCTTCTTTCTCTTAACCTGGGATTGCCATCTTTGGAAGACCTGGTAGCTTAGATTTATGAGGATGAGAACACAAACCACATAAACGAGTTTAAGACCTTTGGTGGCTAGCAGTAGAAATAAGTTTGTCTTGGGAACAAAGATGCCAAGTGCGCGAGCAAGAGTTTCCTCATTCAACATCTCTCCGGCTTGCAATTCCACAATGCTCTCCAAGCTATCCTGAAAATGTGGCGTTGCATAAAGCTGTGTGTTGCCTGCAAGAAGCTGTTTCAGCGAGCTGATGGTTGTGTCGACAACAGAAAGATTTGCTAAGCATCGTGCAATATTGCGGTCAAGCTTAGCAGTGACACTTGAAGATGAGAACCATTTAAACATAACGTTGGTGACCATTGAACGCTTAACGTTCTGATTGTTCTCAATAAGCACCTTATAACTCTCTCTCATGTTGATCAAGTGCTGTAGGCTGCCTTCAATGTTTGCAGGATTCGTTTGCAGTGTAACAACTCTCGTTGGTTCTTCAAGTCCTGAGAAAACGGTTGTTACAGTTGAGCGGTATTTCTCGCAAGCAAGTGCCAAAGCTGGCCAATCAAATTTCGACAGAGTTGACACAGAGAATGGGATTCTTGTGTTCATGAGTTCACTCGGAATGTTGTCCTTATTATCCCCATAGTGGATTGCTTGATGCAGGGCGAAATAGGATGGCCATGTAGGGAAGATGTGCTTCGCTGTGGAACTTGGTGCTTGCTTCACATCGCTCGTGGTGAATTGATGCTTCTTAAGAACGTCGAGAAAATCCTTCGCGACGGAACCATCCGCATTAACTAGATCTCGCGTCAGAAATATCGGTAGTTTGAAAATTGACATCGTCTCAGCTTGCGCCTTTGTGATGCTATCAAGCCACGAGCTTTCGAAAGTGTGGTTCATATAGAAGGGCACATTGTGTTTAAAACTCAGAAGCGCGGCACCATACAGCACATCTGGTGAAACAACATTAACTTCAGTATCAACATCCCCACAAGTGATTGCATACCCGGCCTTCAAGCGCCCAGCACGCCCGATACGCTGTTTCCGCTCATTGTTAGTGACACGGCGACGATCGAGACGCAGTGTCTTTTGATTGAGATCCAAACATGGTCGCATAGTGAAACCAAAATCAACAACACAATCGACACTAAGCGTGACACCTGTTTCAATGATGTTCGTTGTAAAGATGATTGTCTTGTGTGTCTTTAATCTTTCCGTGAGCATGGAAAAATCCGTGGCGAAATTGTCACTAGAAAGGGAGAAGGCACGCTTGTCCCCTGTGATGCTAGCATTCCAAAGAGTTGCTGCTTTAACACACTCGGGACGTCCGGAAAGGAAAACGAGCACAGTGTCGTGTCGTGTCAGATCAAGAATATCACCCCCTCCTTGAGCTCCTATGAGTTTCTTGTAAGAATCGCAAACACTAACGTCAACGTGGAGGGGGTACTTGCGACTTGCCTCTGGACACGGTGTTCCATCACGAGGTGTTGCCGAAACATAGAACTTTCGAACTGAGGTGAATTTATTGCAGATGCTCTCGAAAACTAAGGAATGCTCCTTCACATCATGTGCTTCATCCAGAAATATAGCATCGAAAGTCGATATGAAGTTTGGGTCTTTGGCGTAACACTGCAGAGCGGATCCATAGGTCATAACTTGTATACAGAAATCCCCCATTCTTGTCCAACCCTCATGTCTGCCATACACAGCTCTCCCAAGATTTTGCGCGATTCCAGAGCACACATTTTCCGTTGCAGCTTGAGTTGGTTCACAAACAAGTATGTTCTGCCGCCTCTCAGGTTTAAGAGCAAGGTACTCATGGTATTTGACTGGCAGATAAGTGGATTTACCAGAACCCGTGTGTCCTACCACCATAGACCAACAGTTTTCACTCTCAACCATTTCCTTGGCTTGCGTTTGAACGTTCGTAGGTGTCAACGGAAAAACCTGTTTCACTGGATATTGCAAAGGTCTTGACATGTTCTTACCTGAAAGAGTGTTGACGCTCACCCAATTACGAAATGTGGTGTCTTGGTAGTCCTCAAGAGCTCCTGACACTGCATCTTCATCAACGATTTTAAAAGTTACAGATAACAAGTCGCTAATGATGGTGGTGGCAGCGTCTTCGGTTGCATCTCCGGCTTGAAGACCGTAACTCGCACTAAGCATGCGCGAGGCAATGCCCTGATGATCGTCAATGAGGTAAGAAGAGAGGCGACTCACCTTATGCAAACAATTCCCCAGCGCCTCAGCAATGTCGTAGTCGAAGAGATATGTGATACCAACGGCGCTTGCGAGAAGCATCATAAGTTTCTTTTCCTTTTCATTTGCGCTTCTAGCTTGAAGCGCTATTTTTGGTTTTTGTGTATTAAAATGCGTGCGTAGGACCCACAATAAAGCTAAAATCGAAAGCACAAGAAAGTAAATTGAGTGTTTAGCAAAAGAGTGCGCAATATACTTCGTAAACTGACGCTTAAACAAGAAAGCCATCACAGAGGGGAGGTTCACAGCGGCGACACATGCCCAATACGCTAACGAGAGCGCATTGGACAACCTATGCAAAATAGGCATAACGCGAAGACAGAGCATGAAACAGTCGATTGGCGTACGTTTGATGCACTGTGGGATAGTGAATATGGAGCGCTCCTTGGTTTTCGCCCATAAAAATTCGCTTGGCACGGTATCGAAGATATAAGACTTTAAGCTCGATAGCAAAGCGAGATGTTCGCCAAAGCACGTACCCTTTAATCCATATTCGATCCTGAAAGCGCGCGCGGTGAGATGTAAGACAAAGAGCTCGCAACTTTCGACGCGATTTTTTCCACTGATGAGAATAGCACCAACTCGTTTAACTTGAACTTGCAGCTCAGCCACAGCTGTTGAGGAACTCTCCTGAAGACAATTCTCTGCGTGCTGCATCATAGATATCCAGCCTTTCTCGAGAGTGGTGGCGCCAAAGTGATACCTAAGACCATCAAGCGCCGTTTTCAGCACGGCTACGGTTTCGAAGCTTGCGTCAGAGTTTGCCAGCGGTATCACAGTGGAGTTTATTTCATTGCGAAGTGTTGTCTCCAACTGCATAAGATGCGCCGGACTCAAAATGAGAAAAGCAACAAGTTCGAAGTCATTGGCTATTGCGTCAATAACGCGGGTAGTACTACGACACTTGAAAATCGCCTTAAGCTTTTTAACATTGGAGCTGTAAAAGAGCTCAGGAGCCATGAAATTTGCGGAGAAATTCATAGGACTGGCAGTCCCCTGTGCTTCCATGGTGGGATTGTGAAATACGCAGACAAACGTGTTAAGTTCGAAAGTCCTCAGAATGGAATTAAGAGGAGTTTCAGAGATACGCGAAGATGTGCACTATAAGATGCGCATATGAAGGTAGGTTGATGTTGTGTTGGTTTGTGTGTTTTGATGTATG